CATGAAGGGTGTAAGTCGCAACCTCATTTCAACTTTGAAGGTGAATCTAAAGGCAAGTTCTGTTCAAGTCACAAGGCGGAAGGAATGGTGGATGTGATAAGTAAAAGATGTCAGCATGAAGGGTGTTGTAAATTAGGTCCTTCTTTCAACTTTGAAGGTGAATCTAAAGGCAAGTTCTGTTCAAGTCACAAGGCGGAAGGAATGGTGGATGTTAAACATGATAAATGTTTGTCAAACGCATGCCTTGGCACTAGAGCTAATAATAAGCTTAAAGGTTACTGTACGCCTTGTTTTCAACACTTGTTTCCGTTGGACCCTTTGACGTTTCAAATTAGAAGTAAAACAAAGGAAATTGCTGTGAGAGACTACATTAATGAAAATTTTGAGGGATTTCAACACGATAAACCATTATTTACTGGGAATTGTAATTGTACTCATCGAAGAAGAATAGACCACCGAATTTTAATTGGTAATACGCTTTTGTGTATAGAAACTGATGAATCACAACATAAAAGTTACAATAAAGAAGATGAAGAACTCAGATATGACGATTTGTACATGATTCATTCAGGCAAATTTGTTTTTATTCGTTTTAATCCTGATAAGTATAAAAATAAAGATAACAAATATGTAAATCCAATGATGTATACTCGTTTACCTCTTGTAAAAAAAGAGATAGAGAGACAAATAGAAAGAGTACAAACGGAAGAAAACAAAGAACTAATAGAAATAATTAAATTATATTATGATGGATACAATTGATTTAAAATAAGTATATATATATTAATATATAATATATATCTTAAGACAATGGCAGGTGGATTAATGAATTTAGTTTCAGAGGGCCAGCAAAATGTCATATTAAATGGCAACCCATCGAAAACATTCTGGAAAACAACATTTCAAAAGTATACAAACTTTGGTCTACAAAAATTTCGGGTCGACTTTGAAGGTGCGAAGACACTGCGTTTAACGGAAGAATCTTCCTTCACTTTTAAAATACCTAGATATGCCGATTTGCTCATGGACTGTTACTTAAGCGTTGAGTTACCTAACATCTGGTCGGGAATTTTGCCTCCGCAACTCGTGACGAATCCAGATGGGTCCACTTTTTACACCGATTGGGCACCTTACGAATTCAAGTGGATTGATAATATTGGCGCTCAAATGATTACGGAAATACTTATTACATGCGGGAATCAAACCCTTCAACAGTACTCGGGGCAGTACTTGTTAGCCGCCATGCAGCGCGATTTTAATACAGACAAGAAAACATTGTTCGATAACATGACTGGAAATGTGCCTGAGTTAAACGACCCTGCAAACGCTGGTTCCCATGTGAACGCGTATCCAAACGCCTTTTATACGACCAGTCCAGCAGGACCAGAGCCATCGATAAGAGGGCGAATTTTATATATTCCATTGAATTCTTGGTTCGGCTTGAAAACCCAACAAGCCTTCCCTTTAGTCGCTTTGCAGTACAATGAATTACATATTACCGTAACTTTTCGACCAATTAATGAATTATTTAGAATACGTGATGTGTTCGACTATACGAATAATTTTCCTTACATTGCTCCTAACTTTAATCAGTATTATCAGCAAATGTACCGGTTTTTGCAACCGCCACCTGACGTGGAACTCGGTGTGAATTCTTATATAGACACGAGAGGAATCTGGAACGCAGATATTAACTTGAACTGTACTTATTGTTTTCTCTCTAATGATGAAGCGAAATTGTTCGCCAAGAATGAGCAAAAGTATTTATTTAAGCAAGTTCATGAGAACATCTTCTACAATGTCACAGGACCAAATAAAATCCAATTAGATTCCCTTGGATTAGTTTCCAGCTGGATGTGGTATATGCAGCGAAGCGATGTGAATTTAAGAAATGAATGGTCGAATTATTCCAATTGGCCTTACAACTACATGCCGAATGATTTAGTGCAAGCAAATACAATGGGAGTCACTCCTGTACCAAACTGGAATCCTCTTGGTCCTGCAACAGTTGATATTGGACCTGGAGTCAACCCGGATGGCACACTCACTGGATACATGATATCACAAGATTTTAGCTTGCAAAATATTCAACAAATTTTAGTGGGCCTTGGTATCTTGTTAGATGGTCAATACAGAGAGAATATTCAACCAGCAGGAGTGTATAACTACATCGAGAAATACGTTAGAACCGCTGGAAATGCTCCTGATGGATTGTATTGTTACAATTTCTCGGTGAACTCATCACAGTACGATTTGCAACCATCAGGAGCCATGAATATGAATCGATTTAACCAAGTCGAATTCGAATTCACCACGGTAATACCTCAATTAGACCCCTTGGCACAAGTGTTAACAGTTTGTGACCCAGAGTCAGGGGACATAATTGGGATTAACAAGCCAACATGGAGAATTTACGATTACAACTTCAATTTCATCTTGTTTGAGGAGAGAGTGAATGTAGTTACCTTCGTGGGTGGCAACGCTGGATTAATGTATGCTACTTAAAAAAGAATATGAGAAATAGTTATAAAAATAATATGTGTTATATGTATCGTGATACATATAATATGAAAAAAACCAGACGCCATGCAATTGCAAAAAATAAGAAAAAAAGGACTCGTAAGGTTACCTTTGGAGGTAATGGGGAACTCGCGGACCCCATTGTTAGAACACTATTCAGTAGAGAAAGAAATATATTTTTCTTTCTTGAATTTGTTAATCTTAGAATGAATAGTGACAAACAAAGTGAAACTGACGCCGCAATTGGAATCAAGGAAATGTTAAGTGTGCTATCTATTATTATAGAATGCGTGAACAGTAGAATGACCCAAGTACAAGAAGAAGAACTGACCTGGAGAGTAGTTAATGGAGGTGGTCGCAGAAGAAGAAACCAAAAAGGTGGGGACCCTGGTTGGACAACTCAAGTTGAGACTGCAGAATACTCAAACAAAGAAGCAATACAGTTAGGATTAAGCGCGGATGACACTGCAACCGACTACTGGAATTATGTTCATCCTAGTGTAATGGAACAGTATGACACTGCCGCTAAGCAATATAATATAGCAGTCGAAGAAGAGGAAGATGAAGACATTGAATTTCACGACGCTGTTCAGCTGCCGGAACATGACGAGACCAGGTTGGCCGAAAACAAGGTAATTGAGAGGGTTCCTCCATTTTTGTTAGAGAAGATGAGTCTCATTTTTGGACAGATAAAAAGCGCATTCAATGAAGTACATGGTGCCATGGAAGAAATCCAAGGGTTAAGTGACGACGACGAACCAGCACAACAAGTAGAAAAAGAAAAAGAAAAAGAAAAAGAAAAGCAAGAATTACCCGAAGCCCAAGCTGTCATGATGATGCCACAAGTTCTCACAGACATTCAAGTAGCTGTACCAGTGGAAGCAGAAGCAGAAGCAGAAGCAGAAGCACAAGTCGAAACTGACCTGGATGTTTACATATTCATAGTGCAACTTACAAACATCTACATAAGCAAAAAAATAGAAAAGGTAAGTGCGGTCGAGACGAAGAAACAGGAAAGTATTTTAGGTACCTTTGGCAAATACGCTTATCTCATTTTAGACAAGTTGAAGACGATTAGTGGCTCAATTGATGTAAAGGAGACAACATCGTTCAGCACAAAAGTGTCTCCTCCCATGAACAAAGAAGTAGGTGAACTCGTAAGCCAAGAAGACAAAGACAATTTCAATGCCTTTTCATTACTTGAGAAGGAAGTTTCTGCTTTAACTAGCCAATATCAGTCCCTGGTGCAATCTAAATTGGAAGAAATTGAGGATAGGTCTATCTTAGCACGCATTTCCAACAAATTCTGTGAGAAGTTCCACGATGACCTGAAGGAGTACATCAGGTCGAATGAAAGAGAGTACAGAGACTTCATAGATAAATTATTTTTACAGAGAAATAGTGATGAAAATAGTACTTTAGTGAAAATTCGAGAATATAATTACCTCATCAGTGAAAACGTGATTGCTATGCTCTTAAATAAAGACATGACCGAAACAATTCTCAAGGAACTAGGAATCGTGCTAGATGCAGGGTCCTTATTTACTTTGTACTCTATGTTCAATGGTATAGCCAGCGAGGGACTAATCAATATGGTATCAAACGCAAGCCAAGCGTCTACCTTGTCTGTCCTTAGCGGACAGCTTTTGAAAGACCCCAAGGAGCTTGCCAAACTCTTATTGTCTTTCACTGGAAGAGAAGCGAAAAGCACAATTCTAAAACCAGGAGAAGTAGATGTCCCTGTAGCTGCGGCTGACTTCGCTCTGGCTAGTAATCCTATTAATCTGGCCTCGAGATGGTTTGCAAAGTCCTTTAGAAATGTTTTGAATTCCTCTGCTGGTTTGCTTTATAGGAACACCGAATCTATTAATAAAATGATTGAAAAATATGAAGACTCAGAACAAGTTATTAATCTCGCCGCGGATGTGTCAAATATAATTAGCGACATCACTTACATGCTTGTGAATAGTAAGTACAAGGCAGACGATGACATATGGAAGTTGTTAGTGAGTGAGAAAACACTATACAAAGAGGACATCGCCATTCAAGATAAACTAAATGAGACGTACGTGTCAATTTTCTTAGATTACAAAAAATTAATAGTTGATTTAAACACGTCTATCTGTAGAGTAAGATGCAAAGAAACTATGGTACCCGAGAAGTTTCTAGAAGACGCAAGTCAAAACCTAGATTATGTTAATTACCTGGATGTTACTGAAGATGAGATTGTAATGATGCTGAAATATGTGTCTGATAAATTTCCTATGATTAAGGATACGGTGATATTGTTAGAAAAAGTTACATCAAGAGTGATTGAAGAAAGTGAGAAGAAATTTAATATGTGCGAATTCATTAAAAAAGCAGTAACAAAAAGACTTCTAGAAGAACCTCAACAAAAAGAGCCGACGGCACCACCTATGCCAGAGGAAGAAACCAAAAAAGCATTTGTGTCAACAAGCGATATAATACAGAGCGAATCAGGATACAAGATGCCAACTCCTTCAAGAAGAAATTACAACTCAACTTATGGGCGCATAGGAAGTAAATTTGGTGGTTCTCAAGTTATCGTACCAAGAGATAAGGAATCAGTCATACTGGAATATATCTGTATAATTATAAATTGTGACTTCAAGGAGAAATACGGTGTAGATACAGATTCAATAACCGACAGAGCGAACATTGCGATAGAAAGAAAAACTGCTTTAGAGAACTTAAGTGGTCTTCATACAGATACCACTAATGCAGACGAAATAAACGGGAACAAAGTTCTCGAGGACATCATGTCGAACGGATACGACGTTTTCTTAGAAGAAATTGATAAGGAATATAAGACACATTCCATGAAACAAACTGCGTCTTCATTGCAACTTTTGAATAATAATAATTTCTTAAGAGTCGTACTCAACTCAGTTGCAGACATGAGAATTAAGTTATGTTACGAATTACTTTACGCTTACTATCAAACTGAAGATTTCAGGACCTTCACACACACAGAACAGAATAAATATGTTCACGAAGAGATTTTGAAGGGCTTACAGGGGTTATTTGTGCAAATAAAATCGACTGTAACGAGCTGGGGATG